CCTCAAATTCTTTTCTAAATACATCTAATACCTCATCTTTTATTTCACCTAAATTTACCCCTTTGAGTGCTCTATCTTCTTTAAATGGGTTGCAGGATGCTTGAACCATACCCATCGGCATTCCCGTTACAAGGAAATCGGAATCTGGATTGTTTTTAAATGGTGTGTATCTATCATAAGCACCTGACTTTGTTGTGCTACCAAATCCATATTGAGAGATAATATTACCAAGAGTTTCTACACCCTTTTCTTTTCTACTTTGTATATAATTTTCCTTGTTTTTTGTTAGTTGTTCAGGTTCGACATACCCCTTTTCAACCGCTTCTTTTTTAATATTATTTAAAATACTTAAAAGGGATGGTTGTGAGTTTAACACAAGGTTTTCCAAAAATCTTGGTTTGTTTTTATATGCTAATAATAGTTTATTTACAACTAACCCCATTAACATTTTATTTCTCTTTAGTGAACTATCTTTATCGTATTTGTATAGGTAATTCATAACCATTTCTGGTGTTATTTGATTTACCGCGAAGTTTGCCGAATCGATCGTTGATATTAACATTATATCATCCGATGGGAAAATCTCTTTTGGTGAAACGACTTGTGATATGGTTTCCACGTTTGATCTTGATGATTTGAAACTTGTTGCCGTGTCTTTTTCAACACCAGCTTGTGTATCGTGGTGGTCGGTATGAATAACAAACATTGGTTTTCCGTGAGCAAAATCAACAAGAACCGGCATAACGTCACCTTCACCTTCAGGTTTTTTAATGGCGAATTCTTTAGATCCGTATTGTATTACTTCAGCATCGACAACTTCAATACCGTGTTGTTCAAGATAGTTTTTCATCGCCAATGCGGTTGTTACACCGTCCAAATCTTGGTGAAAGTATATTTTTGCTTTTTTGTATCTTTTAGCAATATTATTAATATCCCGGATACCTGATTCATTTATTATTCTTCTCATAATAAATAAATACTACATAAAACTAAAAAACCAACATTTTACTGTTGGTTTTCTTCCGATACTTCTTGTAGTGTTTTAAAATACTCCACCCTTGTTTTTGCCACTTCAGTGTAGTTTGGTGATAGTTCTATTCCGATCCATCTACGACCCAAGATTTCCGCAGCGACTAAACTAGTTCCGCTACCAGCGAATGGATCCAAAATTATATCATTCTTGTAGGATAATATTTTTATTGCTTTCGTTGGTATGTCCATAGAAAAAGTAGCCTTAGTTAAACTCTTTGTATCTGCAAAATAGTTCCACTGGCCAAAGACTAACTCCATAAATTCTTTCTTGTCTTGTTCCTCGTATACTACTTTTTTCTTAAATGTCCCATCTTCTTGTTCTATGTCAGTAGGAACCCCTTTCCATTGTGGTTCTCCTTTCACCTTTTTAATGTGTAGTTTTTTGTAGGCCAAAATAACACACTCTTTCGGGTTATAGATATACGGGCTGGATGGACTCATCCAAGATCCCCATGCTGTGGTTTTACTTCTATGTGGTGATTGTTCTTCCAAATCAACAATACCAAAGAATCCAAAACCAATTTCTTTCATTATTTGATACATCTCTGAAACAAAGAAAATTCTCCCTCCTTTCTTTTGTCTATTGATTTCATAGGGTATGTTTAACGCAATTCTCCCATCATCTTTCAATACGTTATACGATTCAGTTAACCAATTTCTTGCAAACACAAGGTAGTCTTCAAACTCCACATCATCATCGTGTGTGTCATAAGCAATACCCACGCCATATGGCGGCGATGTGCAAATTAAGTCCACAGACCCTTCCGGTAAGGTTTTCATTACCTCAATACAATCCCCATTTATTATTTTTCCTGTTTCTATCATTTTTTTAATATTATTTTATTGTTTAATATGGTTTGGTCATTTAAAAGTAGATCAGGTGTTGTTTTAATCATTAAAGCCATATTACTTTTTGATCTTAACGAATTTTTATTCTCAAACGTATCTATTTTAGTTGGAAACCTAGTCACTGAAGTATAGGTTCCGGTCTTTAGTTTATCAATATCCTTATCACCAAACTTCCTAATATCATCTAAATAAAAAATAGGTGTTTTTCTTGTTAATACCTTACCTTTAAAAGAAACCCAATCATATTCGTAATAGTTGTTTTGGTATAGTTTTTTAATTGAGTTTTTTAGTGCTTGTTCTAAATCCTCAACACTTTTAAAATCACACTGAAATTTAATGATAAAGTTGGTATAGTCTTCCGTTATTAATACGTTACTAATACCTTCTTGCTCTTGTAAGGTTCTTTTAAACTCTCCGATCTTAGTTCTAATGTCTGATACCTTTGGTACCTTTTCTCCGTGTAAACTATCTAAAGCGAGTATGGATGTTACTTTGGTTTTACTACCACTAAGATTTATAACATATTTAAAGGTGCCTGATCCATCCAAATTAAACTTTAGGTCTTCAATTATTTCAATACAGGATGTCAAAAATAATATTAGACAAAAATATAGATATCTCATTATTTTTTTATTAATTACGTTATAGTTTCTAAATAATCCCACACCTCATTTGAAAATTCTTCGATTAGGTCTTCATCTTGATCATCCGATAAATTAGCAATTCCTTCATCAAGACAAAAATCCACAATAATATCTAGTGTTTCTCCAAGTGTTTGTTCATCACTTTTTAATCCCTCATATAAATCACGAATATTACTTTTTTGTTCTTCAGTTAATTTCATCTTCATTTATTCTCCAATGTTTTAATGTGATGATCCAAATAAAATTTTGCCTTCTTTAAATCTTCGATTTCTTTCTCTGGATCTTTTTTACCTGCCCTTGAGATGTACTTTACCGTATTACCTAGTGAGAAACCTAAATCCCACGCATCAATCACCTTTATTGCTTCATATACGTTCTCAGATCCTCCATAATGTTCTGGATGGTTTACTTGTTCCTTACTCATAAATCCCTAATTCCAATAAATAACCTCTTACTTTTTTTCCAAGATCCATATCATTTGGGTATTTTCTAACCAAATTGATTATGTGTTGTGGGTCAACATTAATTTTTTTCTTTTGATTGTCTGAATGTTTGTATCCAAACTCTTTTTCTTGTCTTAACTCGTTTAATGATCTTTGTTTTACTACCATGACTTTTTTATTTTAATAATAAAAAACTAAGATATATTAGTCAAATTTTTATGTCTAATAATTTTTGATTGAATCATATAATTCATTATTTTTCTTTTTGCGATAGGAAGCAAAGTTTCTTTAAGGGGGTAATTGTTGTTGTGTTTAACCCTAAAAACAATTAACTTACTATGAATATTATCGTCTTTTAGATCTTTGATAAGTGGTCTTTTTACTTCTTTTAATTTTTCATTAAAATCTCCTTTAGGACATTCACATATTTTTTTTATGTGACATTTTGTTTCTAAATTACCCTTTTTAATTAATTTAACCATAAACTCATATAGGTAGGTTTTATCTTTATAATCTAAAAAGAAAAGCCCTTGTTTGGGGTCAATATTTTTTGAGTTTTGTATCGGATCTATTGATACCGCATCGTTAACGATGTCCCATATCGCCTTTGCGTGGTTGAAGTAGTCTTTTAATTTATCGGTTGTATATTTACAGATATGATAAATTTCAAGTATCTCTTCTTTTGTAAGGAGTGGGCAATCAACCGGTATTAAGTCAGATATTAATATCTCATCATCGGGATCCTTTAACGTTCTGTTCATTGTTAAATATTGACCTTTTTCAATTAAAAGATTAATACTAGCCAGGTGTAACGATATCTCTTGGAATTGGGGATATAATTTTAAATTATTTAGATTTTTATCTAACTTTTGTAGATAATCTAAAAGCACATATTGTTTGTGCTCTAAATCTATGGGTTCTTGAAATAACCAATCAGTTTTCATTAATAAAATGTAGTAAAATATTTTGTAGGTGTAAATTATTAATTTTCTCTCATTACGTGATACCAACTACCATTTACCTTATATTCATCATCTCTACCGTCGTATATGTTTAAAATTTGTCCGTAACCATCACTACGAATTAAATAATCAAACAAAGAGTCCATATCTATAAAATCTAAAATATATTTAGAATCGAAACCATGATTTTTTAAATATTGTGGAAACTCATCCACTTCATTATCCACAAAACTCTCTATGGTTCCCTCAACCGCATCATCATCGTAATCACCTTCAGGGTTTTCTTCATTATGTTCTATTAAACTCTCATAATCAGAAATATGGTTTCTTATCTCATCCTCCTGTTCTTCGGTTAGATTTTCCGCATTTAATTTATTTTCTAAATTTGATATGGATTTTCTATATACCTCATTGTATTTCATTTGTTCATTGGATTGTGATCTACTAACCCCATAATCTTCAGGGCTATCCCATATCATACCATTAAACTCATCATATAACCATTTCCTCGCTTCATTTTCATCCACAAAGTTTTCCCATAGTTGGGGTCTAAATGCTTCATACCCTAAGTCATCAACAATATTCTGTAAAGATTCTTTAGCAGCATCATCAATCTTATCATTATCACAGACAAAATATTCTTGCTCAAAAGCGTTGTTACCCAACCAAATATAATATCCACCATATGTACTTCTATATGACGGAAAAATATAATATTTATCCTCACCTTTCTCAACGTCACCTTCACTCATCAGATGATTAAACAACGCTTCGGTTTCGTTTGAAATAATGTCATCGTTTTCAATGTCCCACGCACCGTTATTTCTAAGTTCAGTTAGTTGTTCAAGACGACCTTCAAGTTCTTTCCTTTTTTCCTCTTTTTGCATTTCACTATTGTAATATGAGAAATAACCTTTAACTTTATTTTTATCAAAATATTTTACGCTTGAGTTTGATATATCTAACTTACCTTCCACATAATCAATACTATCTATATTTTCAATGTCTTTTCTATCTGAAAGATTTAAATCACCAGTAATTTTAATCTTTTTACCTCTGTATTCTGAAATGTTTTTTATACGATTACTATCACCACCAACATCCCTTAGTAGTTCAGAAAACTCATTAGGACTGATATCAACCCATTCTTCCGTTTCTTCTTTTAATATTCTTAATATTGTTTTTCTCATATTTTATAAATACTTTATATTTACAAATGAATAATCGTAAATTATAAATATTTATATATATAATAAACTAATTAAAAATTATAACTATGTCGTGTGGATGTAAAAACAAAAACAATGGTCAACAACAAGTACAGACCGTACAAACTCAACAGGCTCAACAAACCGAGTCAGTTAAAAATGGTGTGCAAAAAGTTGTAGAAAAATATTATAACAAAAAATAAAAACTATTTAACCTATATTTTATTTTATTTAAGATTAATTAAAATAAAAAATAAATAAATTAATATGGGAACGATTGAGGTTTACAACTTCTTAGATGGTAAAAATCTATGTAATATTTTTGCAAGTCTTATTGTGAATGAAATAAATAAAACATTTCCTAATGCGAATACTGAAATAACAGTAGTAAACATTAGGAATTTTTTTATTGTACGTGGTAGAACAACATCTGATGTTGTTTTAAACTTAACTAATATTTTAATAGAATTTTTAAAAAATTACGATGATGAAGATTTACTTAACATCATTCGAGTGATTGATGTGATTAATTATAACACCTCATTTGACAATAGAAATATGGATATTGAGTATCATTCAGATAAATTATACGAAAAAGAAAAGTTAGATATTCAAGAATTTGTTAATTCTCACGTTAAAGATAAACTATACTTTAACATTAAATTGGAGAAAACAAATAACTATCTATATTTTGATTGTTTGGATTCTAACGTAGAGAAGGTTAAAGAAATCATTTTTAATAAATTCCCTAATTACAAAATTATAAAAACAGACCTTAGTCAGGAAACTTATGTTTCAGATCGTTATTATGGTTTATCAAACGATACTGAAAAATTATACCATATATTATTACGTTATATCACATATAATGTATTCTCATTAGGGATTTCAAAAGAGTTAAACATGAAACTATATAGTAAATACAGGCCGTGTGAAATAGATAATCTAAACTCTGAATTTGAGATAT